GGTCAAGTGTATGGGTGATGTTAAGATATTATATGAAGTCAAAGATGTGGAATGAGAAGCAATACATGGCTTGGAATAGTAAATGGCATGAAGCTAATGAAGAATGTAAACGATTAGAAAAATCATTGGAGGTAATCTAATGGAATTCATAGATAATATATGGTTTACCGTTCTGCTTGGAGCAGTAGGATGGGTATTTATTTATATTAAAACAAAGCAATAGAAAGGAGGAAGTATGGAAGTAATAGATGTAGCTGGGTTAAGTGAAAGTTATAAGGTCATAGACTTTTCGAATCTAAAGAAGATCAATGACAAATCAATAAGACTTAATTTCAATAGAACAATAGACCAAAAATTTCTAATGAAATTAGACGCATTAAAATTGTACCCAATCACGTTCAGAATGATTCACAATGATGACCATATGCGTTGTCAAATAACTTTCGATAACAAAGGACATACCCTTTGGTTAGATATGGAGTTTAAAGATTACAATAAGTTAAAGACTATAAAGATTCCATTAGTAACTGAAGAAGAAAAACAAAACGAAATAGATAAGAATGTAAAATTGAATAGTGAACTGTATCTTCAGAATCAAAAAGCAAATCCTGATGATACAATTTAAAGACAATAGAAAGGAGGTAAATCTAAATGATATTTAAACTTAAACAAAAAGAAGCACAAGCTATTGTAAGTGCTTGTGTAAATTACTTTGAAAAAGTAGATAAATTATATTCTGAAAAAAAATTATCTACCTATTGGCGAATATTGTTTGATGATTTTAAGGTTGGAAAAGAAAAGATTATTCAGCAATATAAAGATCAATTAAAGGAGGAAGTATGAAAGTTAAAGATATATTCAATAATATAACTAAGAATATGTTAGCATTAATGAAAAATGCAAAGGCGAAAGGTATAAGTTGGACCAGACCATTCGCTAACAAAAGATACATATCTTGTGATGGTCATTATTATAGGGGACTCAATACTTTATGGTTAAGTTTCTTTTTTAAAGAGAAGAATCCTTACAAGAGAAAAGTTTGGGGAACTTATAAACAATGGCAGAAGAATGGATGTCAAGTACCTAAAGGATTGAAAGGTAAAAGTATTAAACTGATTAGACCACAACCATTTGAAAAAGAGATGACAGATCGTGATGGATCAAAGGTAACAAGACGTTGGAATATGTACTTAGCATTTGATGTATGGAATATTGAAGATGTAACTGGAGATGTTCAGAAGTTTGATGGCTTTGATAAGTTTGACAATACGGTTAATGACATTGGCAAGGCAGAAGAATTTGTTTCGAATACTAAAGCAAACATTAAACATGGACATGACATAGCTTGTTATATTCCAAGTAAAGATATGATTCGTATGCCTGACAAAAAACAATTCATTAATACAGGACACAGTACATCAACTGAAAATTATTATTGTACTATGTTTCATGAACTTACGCATTGGACTGGACATGAATCAAGATGCAAAAGGAATCTGTCTACTCGAATGGCTGATAGTAAGTATGCCTTTGAAGAATTAGTAGCAGAATTAGGAAGTTGTTTTATGGCTACCAATCTAAACATAACTTCTAATCCAAGAGAAGACCACGCACATTACCTTAATAGTTGGATTAAATGTTTAGAAGATAATGATGATGCAGTTTGGAAAGCATCTGCATTAGCAAACAAAGCTGTTAAATGGTGCGAAGAACTGCAACCACAAAAAGAACAGCAACAGGAGGTAGCTTAATGAATTCTATTGGATGGTAGTCTAGACGTAATTGTAATTGTCATCCAGCAATAGATAGGGGTAGTACCTAGCGGTACTACTCCGCACAGAATTTGTTGTCGTTATACTACTGCACGACACAGATAGATGCGAGGATGTACTCTTCATTGAGGGATTACGCATTTTTTATATCATAGTTAGTAGTTAATGCGTGTGAACCGAGGTGAGTTCTTATGTATGACTTACCTCGGCACAAAACAAAGGAGGAAGTATGGATGAAGACACAATACAAAAACAATTACAACACATAACAGACAGTAGTCATCATGCTACATGGCAAGGAGGAATCTTTGCATTAGAAAATTTGAAACGTACTATTGATTCTGAAATTCTCAAACTAAAAAACCTATGTGATAGTACCGATATAGGAAAAACTTTGAACCGAGCTGAAGCAGCAACCGCTAAAGCTATGGAAGAAGAAAAAGAAAGGAGAAAAAATGAAAGTAACATCTGAACAATTCAAAGACCTATGTTGTGCTGCTAATCGGCTACCTAACATTATGAATCGTAATGCAAAGGTATCTTTTCAAGGTCATACTTGGGTTGGAGAAAATGGAAAAGATCATTTCAAAGATTATGATTTTAAAGAAATCAAATCTCTTGAAGTAATCTTTGCTGATGATGATTCACATGATTGTGATGAAATCATTATTAAAATCAAATGACTAAAGAAAGAAAGGAGAAAACATGAACTTTGTTAAAATAGCATCTGATTTTGAAATACTAGCTAAACAAAAAAGACCATATAAAAATGGAATACATTTAAGAAGTTTAATGATATTTTATTTAATGTGTAAATATGATGGTGAAACTATAGCCAATATTTATAAAAAATTCTATCCAACATATCAACATAATATTAATACAGCGTCAATGAGTAGAGTATCAACTAGTCTTACTAGACTAGGATTAATAAGACTACATGAAAATATATTTGATAGAAGATTTAAAAATTTCGTTTTTACACCTCTTGGAAAAAGATTTAAAAAAGAAATGGAGTATTAATAAAATGACAATAAAACCTTGGCATAAATTAAAACAAAGAGAACAACTAACGTACCTTTATATTTACCGAGGTCATAGTAAACTAAGTGGACCACATGACATACCGAAACAATATATTAGATCAATAGAAAAAATGGAGGAAGAAAAAAGAAAGGCAGCTAGAAAGGAACTAGATGAAACATACTACGATTATAAAGAAAGGAGGTAGAAAAAATGACAATAGATAGAGAAAAATTCTTTGTAAATATAGGACATTGGATGAAGCTTACAAGAAATCATTTCAATCCTAAACATACACAGAGTAAGATTGGTTCTGAATTAAATGTAACTTTTCAGCAAGTACAAAAATATGAAAAGGCAATTAATGAAATCAGTCTTTGGAATTTCATTAAGTTATGTGATTTTCTAAAAGAGGATATAAACAATGTAGTTAATGCTTGCAAGGTTGATGGTTACTTCAATGTTAAATCAACTAGAGTACCTATGTGTAAAGATGAAGAGTATAGGAACGCTGGTATTACTGAAGATCAAGGGCAACCAAAGAAATAGAAAGGAGGAAGTATGGTAGCTATGGATGAACACACTGCTGGAGCTATAGAAGATATGGCAGTAGAACTTTCAAGAATAGCAAATGCGGTAGAAGAAATTTTGCGATTAGTGAAAGAAGATATGAAACCTAAAAAGCCAGTTGGGACATGTAAGAAAAGCTGGCAAACTCTACAAGAAAAGAAAGGAAAGTAATATGGATCAAGATCAATTCGATCTTGCAATAGATGGTACCGTATCTGAGTTTAAAAAGTTTCATGAAAATAATCCTCAGATATATAGATTGTTTAAAAAGTTTACCCATCTTGCAATAGGTCGAGGGCATAATCGTTTATCATCTGAAATGATTATCAATAGGATTAGATGGGAAACGGAAGTAGAAACAAGTGATCCTTGTTATAAAATTAACAATGATTACAAACCATTCTATGCTCGTATGTTTATGGCTGAACACCCACAATATAAACACTTCTTTAATATAAGAGGTAGTCATGCAGACGAAATAGATTGGAGTAATTATGTTATACAAGCACATCATACAGGAGCTTAAGTATCAAAGACAAAGATTAAACATAAGTACTCAAGCACTTGCACAAAAAATTGGAGTGGCTGACTCATTAGTTACAAAATGGGAATGCCATTCCAAAATTCCTAATGGTACAAATTTAATAAACTGGATCAATGCATTAGGATTCCATGTTAATTTGTATCAATACAAGAAAGCAATAAATAAAAATTACATTCCAAATCCAAAAGATGTGGAGTGGATTAAAAATACATATGGAGAGGAGGTTGACATTGAATACGAAACAGCACAGTTCATCGATTATTACACCGCAAATGGTGGCATTAAAGAAGACTGGGATGCTTGCTTTAGAAACTGGATCAGAAGAAGTATCAAATTCAGAAACATTAGAGGACAAACTAAAAAGGGCAACGCTGTCTACGATTCCACAAGCATTCAAGAAAGACGCAAACGAATCCTTGATGTTGCGGGTATACGAGATACGGTACCAGATGGGAAGAGAGGATTCATTCCCTATAGAAAAAAAGATTGATAAGGATGTACCGAATCTTGTCAATCAAATGGCAATTAAAATTAAACCTTGTACTAGGCAAGATGTTGCAGTTGCATTAGAAACTATTGCAAGTACCTTTTGTATTAATGTTCCTGATAAAATAGGGTTAGATCAATACTTCCAAATCCTATTAAAATATCCTGCCTTTCTTCTCAAAGATTGCATTGATGATATTATAAAAACTTTCCCGTACCCACGATTACCAATACCGAAAGAGTTTATTGATAGACTTGAACCACCTTACAAGTTTCATTTAGGGTGGCTGCGAGAACTAACAAGAACCTTTTATAGACTTGAAATCTTTAAACAAAAAGCGTATATAAATAGAACAAAGGAGGATTAAACTATGAATACGATTAAAGAAATAAAGACTCCTAAAGTAGAGCATCTCCGTGTCGATAGACATATGGGGATTGGAGGATCAGATGCGAATCGAATTATGAATGGCGATTGGCATAATCTATGGATGGAGAAGACAAACCGAAAAGAACCTGATGACTTATCAAAAGTCTTACCAGTACAACTTGGCATTTATACTGAGCCAGTTAATAAGATATGGCTTGGATATGAACTACAAAAAGAAGTTACCGAATACCCTGAATTATATAACAAAAAAGAATTTATGTTTGGACATTACGATGGATGGATTGAAGAAGATCAGGTCCTAATAGAATGTAAACATACCAATTCTAACAATACCATTGACAATGTAGTTAGTACCTACATGCCACAGATACAACATTACTTAATGTTAAGTGAAACACCTTATATTTATTTGTCTGTTATCTTTGGCAATAACCGTTATGAATATTGTAAAATAGATTCAGACAAACCTTATCAAGAAAAACTTTATGAGATTGAAAAATCTTTTTGGAGTTATGTAACATCTGATAAGCCACCTGAAAAACTGGACCTACTTACTAAACAACTACCTAAACTAGCTGGTAAAATAAAAATCAATGATATGATTGCAATAAATTTCGATGACAATCGGGATAATGAATTTATATCATTAGCTAAACAATGGCATGATACTAGAGAACCAGCTAAACAACATAAGGCAATTGGTACTATACTTAAAGATAAAGTACCTGCTAATTGTCGAAGAGCAACTGGTAGCGGGATATTAATTGCACGTTCCAAAGCCGGAATTTTATCCATTAAGGAAGATAAGAAAGGAGAAATACTGAATGGCTAAACAACTTGATAAAAGAGTAACAGACATACTCAAGACATTAGGATTCGATTCTAAAGAATGTCTATGGGATTGTCATGGTGCTTGGGTTATGTACCACAGATACATTGAGATTGCTGGTATTAAATGTAAAGTTAATATCGACAACCTAGATGAAATAGAAACTAATTCCGAGAAAGGAATTGTTTGTATTAAATGTACCGCATCACTTAATAAGATGAAAGTAATTACCTATGGAGAGGCAAGTCCTAAAAATACTAGGAATCCTTATCCATATGCTATGGCTGAAAAGAGAGCAATAGATCGTGCTATCTTAAAGTTAATAGGATTACATGGTTTCATTTATTCTGAAGATGAAATGTCTGATAGTAATAAACCAACTACTTCTACAAATGTAACTACAAATACTACACCTAAAGGACCTAGTACTAACGAAATCTTGGATAAGTTTCAAGCAGAAATAAAAAAATCCAAGTCAGCTAAAGGATTGAAAGGTTATGCTTCAATGTACAAAATACATATGGATCGTGCCAAGAAATCTTCACACGTACTTTATTTACATACTAAGACCATGTATGAAAATAAATACAAAGAACTAAACGGAGGAAAACATACCGATGTATAATTCGATAACAATTATCGGAAATCTTGGTGGTGATCCTGTGATTAGAGAAACACAAAAGGGTAGTAAGTTTGCTACCCTTAGTGTTGCTACTAACAGGACAGTCAAGGGAGAAAGAGAAACAGATTGGCATAGAGTTGTTTGTTGGGATACAAAAATTGCCGAAGTGTTAGAGAAGTATACCCATAAGGGCAGCAAGGTTTTGTTGCGAGGAAGATTGACATATAAAAAATGGACAAACAAGGAGGGAGTAGAAGTTACTACAGCAGAAATTCATTTGGATAGATTCGATAGCCAAATGAAATTGATGGATAGTAGAAAGGATGGCGAGAATGAACTAGCTACACAAGAGGGAGCTAGTTTAGGCGAGCAAGATGGAGAGGAGAAACCACCGTTTTAATGACAAAAAACGAATTAAAGGTTTACAATTTCATCAAGGGATTCATTATCGTTAATAAAATTAGTCCCAGCTATTCTGAAATAACTAAAGGATGTAAATTCTCCTCAAGATCACAGTCTTGGGGAGCAGTACAAAGATTAGTTAAGAAAGATTATCTCAAAAATGTTGGAAGTAATGGAGATGCAAGACGCATTATTATTCATAGAGATTATGAGAAAGGAGGTAGAAAGATTGTTAGAAAACCAAAACCAAGTTAGTACAGATGCAAGAGTTGTTGCTGAAAAGATTGTAGAAGCAAAACAAAACAAACCATCTGACTTAGTAAACAGGTTAGCATATTATATTCAGAAAACTTATGATGCTTTTCCTATGGTTAAAAGGGAAGATTACGCTTTGTTATTAAAAGATCACAAAGAGTATATTCCTGATGACTAATAAAAGCAAACGAAAAGGTTATAAAGCTGAACATAATTTAGTAAAATACTTTAAACATAAAGGTCTGTCTGCAAGACGACAGCCGATGAGTGGAGCATTGTCTGATTTTCCACACGATATACAAATCAATAATCCCAGTGTGAATATAGAGGTTAAATCACGCAAGGGCGGTACAGGATTCAAGACTTTGAAGCGATGGAAACAAGGAGCAACAGCATTAGCACTACACGAAGACCACGAATACCTAGGAAAAAATTTAATTTGCGTTGATTTAGATTTTTTTATAGATTTACTTTTAAATCAT